TAAAATTTTGTATATGACAAAACGAAAGGCAAAAAGTGATACTTTTTCGCCTTTTTTTATACCTTTTTTGTAATGATAAGTAAATACATTATACCATAGTAACTAATCCCTAATAGGAGTTTGACAAAATGAATGATAAATGGAAACAGTTGATTGATTTAATCGTCAACGAAGAAGAAGAAAAAGCAAATGAGCTTTTCCACGAGATTGTAATTGAAAGCTCTCGCGGAATCTACGAAAACCTTATCTCAGATGAGACACAGGTTGACGAAGCAGATGTAGAAGAAGTAAGCGATGATGAAGTGAATAACTTTATTGATGACATCGAAGCTGACGAAGAAGGCATCAGCGAGGAAGATGATGACATGGAAGATGCCGCTGAAAAGATGGCAGACGAAATGGGTGCAGACAGCGAAGAAGAAATGGACGGCGAAGAGCACGAAGAATTAGAAGATCGTGTAGTTGACCTTGAAGATGAGCTAGAAGCATTAAAAGCAGAATTTAATGAATTAATGAACGACGAAGACGAAATGCCAGCAGAAGAGCCAGGCATGCCAGAAATGGAAGAAGCAATTGAAGCTACTGAAGAGCCAGTAGAAGAAGCAAAAGACGAAGAAGTTGCTGAAGAGTCTGAGGAAGTTGCAGAAGAAAAAACAGAAGAAATTGTTGAGTACACAGAAAAAGTTGCCGAGCCAAAAGGCGGCGGTGATGACAATGCAAAATCAGCTGTTGCAAAATCTGGTAAAGGTGGCATGAAGAATGCAAGTAATGCAGAAGAAAAAGGCGCACCTGCACCAAAACCACAGGATATGGGTGGCACAACTAAGCCTGATATGAAAAAGGTTTAATTAGCTAGAAGGAATTATAGAGATGACTTCAGTATATCTAAAAGAGAACTTGACATTCGATCAAGCTCGCATGGTCACAGAAAGTGCAAATGATGGTAAGGACTTGTTTCTTAAAGGAATTTGTATTCAAGGTGGTGTAAAGAACGCCAATCAACGTGTATATCCTGTGAGTGAAATAAGCGAAGCAGTGTCAACACTTAATGAACAGATAGCTGGAGGTGACTCTGTATTAGGAGAAGTCGACCATCCAGACGATCTAAAAATTAACCTAGATCGAGTATGCCATATGATCACAGATATGTGGATGGATGGACCGAACGGTTATGGTAAATTAAAAATACTTCCAACGCCAATGGGAACGCTAGTACGAACAATGCTAGATAGTGGCGTCAAATTGGGAGTATCGAGCCGCGGTAGCGGTAATGTCAATGAAGCAACCGGTGAGGTTAGCGAATTCGAGATCGTCACAGTAGACGTAGTTGCACAGCCTAGTGCGCCAAATGCATACCCAACTGCAATTTATGAAGGCTTATTGAACATGAGACATGGACATAAAGCCATTGGAATTGCCGCTGAGGCGCAAGAAAATAGCCGTGTACAAAAATACTTAAGAGATGAAGCATTACGCTTAATCAAAGAACTAAAACTTAGGAGTTGACCGATATGTTTGACGCACTCAAACCATTGCTTGAAAGCGGTATTGTCAATGAAGAAACTCGCGCCGAGATCCAAGAGGCTTGGGAGACTCATGTAAATGAGACTCGTGAACAAGTCCGTGGTGAATTGCGTGAAGAATTTTCACGCCGTTACGAGCATGACAAAAGTACAATGGTCGAGGCTCTAGACAAAATGGTTACTGAAGGACTAACTGCAGAAATCGAACAGGTTATTGCTGAACGTACTTCGTTAGAAGAAGATCGAGTAAAGTTCAATACTGATATGACACATAAGGCACAAGTGTTTGAAACATTTATGACTGAAAGACTCAGTGAAGAACTTAAAGAACTTAACGAAGATCGTAAAGTACAAGCCGACACATTAGATAAATTGCAGAAGTTCGTAGTAAAGGCTTTAGCAGAAGAGATTGCTGAATTCCATAAGGATAAGCAATCAGTAGTTGAAACTAAAGTAAAACTAGTAGCAGAAGGTAAAAAACAACTTGCGACATTAAAGTCAAAATTTGTTAACCGTGCCTCTAAACTAGTACAGAAAACAGTAACTGAGAACCTCACTAGCGAATTAACTCAACTCAAAGAAGATATTGCATCTGCTCGCGAAAATAACTTTGGTCGTAAGATCTTTGAAACTTTCGCACATGAATTTGCAACATCACATTTGAATGAGAATGTAGATATCCAAAACTTACAAAAAGAGATTGAAAAAGTAACAAATCAATTATCAGAAGCAAATACTGCAATTGACAAGAAAAATACAATCGTCGAAAGTAAGGAAGCGGAAATTCGCGTAATAAATGATCGCATTGCACGTGATCAGAAATTAACAGAAATGATGGCACCCCTTGGCAAGGAGCAGAAAGAAGTAATGGAATCATTACTTGAGTCTGTAACAACACCTCGCTTAGATGCATCATTCAAAAAGTATTTGCCAGCCGTTCTTAAGAACGACGCAAACGCCACTAAAAAGGTACTTGCTGAAACTAAAGAAGTAACTGGGAATAAAAAAGAAGCCACTAAAGATCAAGATGAGGGCAATATCATTGAAATCAAGCGTTTAGCTGGTTTGCAAACGTAAATACATTTTTAATCAGGAGACGAAACAAATGTCTAAATTAATTGAAAGTCGTTGGGACGAAACAAAAGATGCTCTTATGGAGGGTCTTAAAGGGTCAAAACGCAAGAACATGGGTGTTGTTCTAGAAAACACCAAACGCTATCTCTCAGAGAGTGCAACAACAGGTGCAACAGCATCTAGTAACGTAGCAGTACTTAACAAGGTTATCTTACCGGTAATCAGACGTGTTATGCCTACTGTTATTGCTAACGAAATCATTGGTGTTCAGCCAATGGCAGGTCCTGTTAGTCAGATTCATACACTTCGTGTTAAGTATGCAACAGGTACATCACGTGACGGTTCAACTGCAATTCCAAAGATTCCAACAGGAACATTGACTGCAGGTGACGAAGCATTATCACCAGCCGCAATTGCTGCAGGTTATTCAGGTGATGACACAGGAACAGTAGCAGAAGCAACAGGTACAATGGAAGGTATTCCAGGAAACCAGTTAAGTATTGAAATCCTAAAAGAGACAGTAACTGCGAAAACTCGTAAGTTATCAGCTCGTTGGACTTTTGAAGCAGCTCAAGATGCACAGAGCATCCATGGTATCGATGTAGAAGCAGAGATCATGGCAGCACTTGCACAGGAGATAACTGCTGAAATCGACCAAGAAGTTTTAGGTTCTCTTCGTACATTAGCAAACGCTGGTACAGGTTCTGCATTTGGTGCAAACACAGGTACATACGACCAAGCCGCAGTAAGTGGTACAGCAACATATGTTGGTGATGAGCATGCCGCTCTTGCAGTTGTAATTAACCGTGTTGCTAACCGAATTGCACAACGTACACGTCGTGGCGCAGGTAACTTTGCAGTTGTAAGTCCAATTGCATTAACTATCCTACAAAGTGCATCAACAAGTGCATTTGCTCGTACAACAGAAGGCACATTTGAAGCCCCAACAAACACAAAGTTTGTAGGTACATTAAACTCAGCAATGAGAGTATATGTAGATTCATACGCCGGTGATAGTACAGCAGTACTAGTAGGTTACAAAGGTTCAAGTGAAACAGATGCCGCAGCATTTTACTGCCCATACGTTCCATTGATGAGCTCAGGTGTTGTACTAGATCCATCTACATTAGAGCCAGTAGTTGGTTTCATGACACGTTATGGTTATCAGACACTAACAAACACAACAAACTCACTTGGTAATGCAGCTGACTACTTAGGTAGCATTGCAATTTCCAACCCATCATTTAGCTAATAGTTAAATTACGGTATACTAAAGCAGGGCTTAGGCCCTGCTTTTTTTTGACTAAATATAGTTGTTAATGCACAAGCATAAACTTATGGGGAACACCATCCTCGTATTACATAGAACGTAACATAAGGAGAAACAAAATGGGTAGACCAATTAATAAAAAACATATTGGAAATGGCGCAGGTAAAATCCAAGTATCAGCAGTAAAATTTGCCGCTGGATCTGAGATTGCCGCAAACGCCGCAGAATCACACATTATAAATCAAAGATCAACAAACAAATTTACAGTCACTGACGGAAATAAAACTGAAGTATGTACACTTGTAAACAAATCAAATGGTTCATTAGGCGCTAGTGAATTTAACATTAACGTTGTAGACAGTAACGGTGTTACTAAGCAAATTACTAAACTTCGTAATAGAACCATGCAAACTGAAGGCACTGCAAACGCTAAGTGGGCCAGAAGTTCTACAGGTACTTCAACAGTTATTGAAAAAGTTATTTCAGGAGCAACTCAGGCAAATCCAGTTGTTGTTACAGCAACAGCTCACGGCTTCAGTAACGGAGATAAAATAGCAATCCGTAACGTAGTTGGAATGACTGAACTTAACATTGAAACTGCATACACATTAGCTAACGTAGCAACTAATACATTTGAATTAACAGGTATTGACGGTAGTGGCTTTACTGGATATGCATCAGGTGGTGTTGCAACTAAGGCAGCAACCGAAACCGGCGGCATTGTTGTAGACGCACAATTATCATAATAAAATTTAAAGTTGCTCTTCGGAGCAACTTTATTTCTTACAAAAAATCTTTAAATGACAGCATTTATTATCGGCAACGGAAATAGCAGACTTAGTTTTGATTTGACTGAATTATCAAAACATGGAAAAATGTACGGATGCAATGCACTGTACAGAGATTATATTCCTGATGTGTTGGTTAGTGTTGACCCTCCAATTACAGAAGAAATATCCAGATATAATATTCCTTTGCAAACAAAACATTATGCAAGAAGACCAAAACATGATAGTTCTTATACATTAACTCAAGAACAAAATGCTGGATACAGTAGTGGACCAATTGCATGTAAACTAGCAAGTTTAGACGAACATAATATACAATTT